TAAGGGTGCTTATCTTTGCCCTTTTCCTTAAACACATATCCATCAATGCCCGCGTTCATACGAAACAATGGCGGCACATCATCGGGCGGATTAAATCCACTTAAATCAGTTTCATCCCCCTCTGATAGTTGTATTACGGTACAACGGCAACGCCATCCATTAGGAGGATAGTATTGCTTCCAGAAAGGGTCATTTATTGGTCTTATGATATTGTCTAATGCCGCGTGTGTTGGCCTTACTCTACCATCACCAATAGTTTGATATTGCAACAACGGTAACACATCGGCATCGGCTTCTATACGCTTCCAATCGGATGCCATACGTGCTGATGCTTTAGCGGTTTGATATTCAGCTTGCAAATAGTCTTGATTGTAAATTTCAAATATTGGTGCCGCAGCTTTTTTAAATGCGTAAAAGTTTGATTGATATTCGGGAACGGCTAACAATGATGTTAATGCTTTGGTTTGTTGATAAGTTTTAGCACCACTAAATACATAAATATTATTAGTCAAATCGGCAGTTAATATCTCATCAACAACAGGTGCTAAATCAATGCCATCTTTTAAATAAGCAGCAGTCTTTAAATAAATTCCCTCGGGCAACACTTGGTTATTAATCGCACCAATCCAAACATCATTTGTGAACCGATTAAAATCGTTTTCATCAAATGGCGTTGGCGGGTCAACTTCTTTACCTATGTTACAAAAAGTACACATTTATTTATAAAGGTTTTTTAATTTGTCGGCTGTTTTTACTACTTCCATTTCTTCATCGCTTAACTCAATACCATATTTCTGCTCCAAATATTCATTCTCAAACTTAACATACGGCATAAATGAGGCATCAATCTTGGCCTGCTCTGCTAACGGCAAACTTTCGCTATCATCATACTTAAATGTGCAACCAGTTAAATCAAAACCGTTTCGGATCATCATTGGCACTAACTGATTTTCAATGATGAATTGCATTTTCAACGTGTCTTGCTTTGATATCATTGCAGCAACGCCCTCGTGAACATTTGCGCTCCCTGAGTAAGCCTTTTCGTCTGTTGTTCCTGTTTGCCCTAAGATTATTTTGCTAATCTCTGAATTGCAACGCTCCACCATCTTATCAAATACGGCATAAGCATCGGTTCTGCTTGCTTGCATTAATTCGATGTTGTCGTTTAAATCTAACACCGCCCATGAAGCCACGCCCATATTTCTGAGCATGTTTTCCATGTTTTTACGTGTCAATTCATCCCTCACATCTGTTTTACCAATACGTATCGGGCTACCGAACACCTCAGCAAACTCTGCCCACGCTGCCATTGCGTTTTTCTTCCTAATAACGTATGGTGCAAGGTACATCATTAATCCTAAATCTTTCTTTTCGCCTACACCGATACACCAATTGTTGTAAGGGCTTTCATCAAAGTGTTTGCCATCGGTTACAGTTGCTGTGTTGCTGCGAACTAAACTAAATTCGGGAACAACGTAGATGCGCGGCACCAGTTCTGTATAGGTGTATTTATCGTTAACTACTGGGCCAAATTGAACTAAACTAAATCCCCAAAAGATACTATCTAATGCCATGCTTTGAAAGTCATAAAACCACTTTTGGTTAAAGTAGGCAGTTTTGCTTTCGTCAACTTCGCCATCGGGACCACAAACCATAAATTTTTTGCACAATATCTTTGATTTGCGTTGTAATACTGCGCTTTGTAATTGCGCATCTAGCCAAATTTGTTGATATGTTTGCATCAACAAGAATCTGTTTGGGTACATTGGGCTTTCTGCCGCTTGTAATGCAATGTTAAACTTTTGCGCATCTTGACGCACACGTTGTAACTGTTGCTCAAAGTCAATAGTTTTACGTATGTTAGCCTTTTGTGGCTGAGGTTTGTTGAAGTTAAATATATCGTTATACCAAGCCATTATTTAAAGAAATTATCTTGTTTATCTAAACTGTTACCGTAACGAATACTGAACCCCTCGCTATCGGTTGAATTGATGTTTAACACCTCAGCGGTATCTGTGCCACTTGCCCATCTGTCTAATTGGTCCAATGCCTCGCGGTTGCGTTCAATTCTTAATTCGGGTATGTTGCGCGGGTTTATCCTTGCATGTAGGTTATACAATGTCATATCCATTGCAAGTTCAACAAACATCGGGTATCGGTTATCACCAACGGTCCAATAGGTAGCATTGCTTGTTGCAATGTTAATCATTTTTGACCAAAAAGCGGTTTTAGTTAACGCTTCGTTTGTGCTTGCTGCTATTGCTGTGTAAACATAGCCATCATCATCAGTTACAATGTTGCCAATGATGTATTGGGTTGTTTTATTCCATCTATCAAAGTCGTTAACATGCGTAATTGTTTCGCCTGCAATAACTCTGTCGCGTGTACGATAATGGCGCGTGTTTGAATAGGCATCCATTGTGCCTAATTCAATGTCAACCATATAACGCTGCACCAATTTAGTGCGCATTCTACTTATGGCCTTAACCTCGCTATCGTACAAGTTTTGCGGGGTGTTCTCAGTTATCTGATTGAGGTCAACCGTTTGAATAATTGAAAGATAGTCGGAGGTTTTTAAGAATCGTGCCATGATGCGAAATAATAAAAAAAAATTTGATATTTGGTAAATATGTAACTAAAATTAATTATGTTTGTGGTGAAAACTAATACTAACTAACTATGAAAGCAAATGAACTAATGATAGGCAACTATGTCTATAAGTGTAACAAACCGCATAAATTAACTGCATCGGATATTCACAGAATATCAATTGCAAATAAAAAAAACAGACCAACAACAGACTTTTTACCAATAGCAGTAACGGATGAATTATTATTGAGTATTCCAAATCGTCTTGCTATTTTAAATGAGCCTAAAGATGGAAAGTTTGTTTATGGTCAAAGATTTTGTTTAGGCACAAAAGATTCCAATATGGCTGAACTTGGTAAATTTGGGAATGATTGGTATTATCGAATTAATGGGTCAAGTAAAGATGTAAAACTTACATCATTCCATCAATTGCAAAATCTATTTTTATTAATAGCAAAGGATTATTTAGAACTAAAATCTACTCACTGATTTGTATTCTGCATCTCTACCAACAACAACAAGCGGTTTGATAATGCCTGTTTGGAAGCGTGCGTATTGTGAGGCGAATACCGTTGTAATTAAATATCGAGTTAAATCCACAATATGCCCATAAGGCTGGTAACTTACTTTGGTTACTGGATCGGTTACGGTTTTCTTATCAACTTTGCCGTTTTTATCCTCCTTTGTGTTTTCGTAATCCAATATTGCCACGCGGCAGCTTTCATCAGCAACAAAACTAATCCCTTGCTCATTGTAGTCAAGTATCGCATTAAAGAAATCTGCACTCGGGCGCACATTTGGGTTTGACTTAGCCACGCGCCTTATTGGTTTAACTTCATCAAGTTCGTTTATCAGTAATCGAAATAAATCAAAGCCTTTTTCTTGTTTAACATCGTCCTTTTGCGATGTGCTATCCCCACACACGTACACATGCCCTGTATGCTTCCAATGTCGTAACCGTTGCATTATTGCCCTGCCCATTGCTTTGGTTGTGTTATCGGGGTTCTTTAACGCTATGCAGTCAATCATTCTTATTTCATTATCATCACTAATTTGAAAAATTCCACATGGAAAGTAAGGGTTTACGTTTTCATCGAATGATAGCCAAACTGCTAATGATGGGTCATAAGTTACAATGCCAGTATGCTTAACAGTTGACCAACTTTTTAGAAACTCGCCACCGAAATCCACTTTGCCCCATTCGCCAAGGACATAAACTTTGTGCAAGTTCGGGTTAGCTTTTACTCGCTCTGTTAAGTGCTTAATGTAATCTGCATCAAGAAACGCATTATCCTTGTACGTAGTATGCAGCAAGTAAGTATCTGAATCGGGCGCATCAAAGAACCTGCGCTTTAACCAGTGTTGCTCAGATATTGGGTTAAATGTAATTATGAATTGCTTATAGTTGCTTGTTTCACCCCTTACCCTTAACTCTAACTGATTAAAGTCTAATTCATCAAGTTCTGTTGCTTCTTCGCACCAAACCGATGTGATACCAGCAATGGATTTAATTTTTTCGGGGTCATCCATACCAGCGCAAAGTATTTCGTTGCCAGTTGGATTGTGGGTAAAGCGCATTTCAGATTTATTGATGGTAAACTCTGAATAAATATCATACTCCAATAGTTTGTCAATCAACAACTGATAAACTGAATTTCGTATTGTGGTCGCTACTTTACGGATGCACAGTATTCGGTGATTGCGCTCGGTTGTGGTGCGAAGTATGATTTTTTGGATGGCTGCTATGGATTTGCCCGAGCCAATCAGCCCGCCCCGCCTTTCAATACCAAGTATCTATGTTGGCTTGAAAGCGCGGGGCGGTATGCTTCGTTAAATTTTATCTTACTTTTTAGCATCTATAAACTCTACTTGCCACAGTTTCATTTGCTCTCCCTTAGATGTCAAATCAGCGTTAACCGATGTCGGTATCAATTTAGCTGCCAACTTATAAAACTCAGTTGTGTTTTCTTTGGCCCAATTAGCAAGGTTGGCATTTTCATCCCCTTGTAATTCATTGAACGCAATTTCAAACGCTTCCTTAACTGATTTGGTCAGTTTGTTGGTTGCTCCTTTTGGTTTGCCTTTGTTTCCTTTCTCAAATTGTGCCATCGTATTTTTCCGTTATTATCGGGATATTCACCCCACAAAGATACAAATTATTTTAATATGCAAGTGATTAACATCGCAAAGTATAACCAAGGGGAGGGAATAAACCCAGAGCAGTTAATATATCTTCCTGCACCCCCTCAAACGAAGTAGCAACAATATAATAACCGCCATCACTTTCAACCGCTTTTTTGCGCTTTAATTGGTCTGGGCTTATTCTGTCACTTGGCGATTTTACTTCCAACGCAAACATTCTACCGTTAAGAACACATTGAATGTCCTCCATGCCAGTATGTGTGCCTTTAAGAAAACCAACACCAGGTCGATATCGGCCCTCTGAGCTGATCCTACGTGCTGAATTACAACCATGGACTGATTTTAAGTAGGCAATAATTAAATCAGTAAACTTATTGGTATTGAATGCATCCTTGGTTACCTTATGCTCAATGATGTTGTTAATGGGCACGTCTAAATGGTTTGTTGTGAGCTCGGTTTTGCGCTTCTTAACTACTTTCTTCTTGCTGAGGTTAAATCGTTCAATGGGTAATGTGGCCCAGAATGCCTCATGCATGGTTGACCGTTTGTAGGTGTTGTGGTAGAATAGTTCGAATTCGGGGATTGTGTAGATTTTCATTGTAAAAGTTATTTATTTTAAATTATTACTGATTTATTACTGATTTATTACCAAAAAATTACCAAGCGTATGCCTTACTACCATTACTCTATATTATTATTATTATTAAAAGTAATAAAGTAATATATATTTTATAAACTTTATAGCATTTCATATTATTCATGTTTTTCACCGTAACTTTTTGTAAATTACTGTATTTTATTACTTTGTTGATTTACAGTGTATTAATAGGTAATTAGTAATTTTAGTAATTTTACTATGCAAATCTTGGTTTTTCTTCACTTGGCTCATCAACGCTTAATTCTGTTTGTTTAAATTGTTGGTATTTAATATGATATGGGTTTTTAAATACAAATGGAAGCCCAGTTTTAGTCTGTCCGTTATTTGAATCCGGAAAGCCTTTATATTTTTTAGTTTCCAAATTTACCAATTTCATTTCATCCTTTATCACTTTTCGAATATAGCTAACAGAATATTGATTATTTGTTAAAAACCATTTTTCTTTAATATCTTTGGCAGTCGCTTCAATAAATTCAACACCATCATTATTCATAAACCAATCGTCAAAATATTCTCCAATTTCTTTTCTTAGTTGGCTCCTTGATTCTTCCATAACCACGTGCAAAGATTCAGTTTCAATTTCTTGCTTAGTAAAAACCATCCTGGATTTCGAAAAGTCAATCTCCGGTAGCTGAGTTAAAAAAGTTAAGAACTTTGGAATTTCATTATAAAGGTCAGTTTCAATATTTGTATTCTTTTTAGTTGTGATCACTTTTATTTTTCGAACCCAAAAGCGGATTTCTTCCTCATCAATTCGCATAAAGTCGCTTTCTTTGTTGGTGCAGAAAATAACCTTTGCAAAAAATGGCACTGAATAATGGCTAACAAACTTTTGCGATACTGAAATAGTTTTGGCCGTGGCAATAGATTTTAACTTTTCAATTGCATGGGCCTTGTCGATTGTTGTTTCATCAATCATTATGATGTTCTTTGTGGCATAAGCATCGTTAAAGTTCGAAGTAAGATCACTTGGATTAATCAAAGTAGTGTTTTCACCAAACAACATTTGAATCCAATTTAAAAAAGTAGTTTTACCCGTTTCGCGCTCAGTTGATACAAGTGCCAATACTGGCAAAATTTGGCGCGGGTATTCATAAAGTATTTTCATATAAGTTAATCCAAACTTCCATTGATCACCAAAAATGTGATTAATTAATTGCATAGTTACCGGTATATCATTTGGCCCTACCTCACCACAAAATTGATTATGCGAAAATTTCGAATAAAGATTATAGCAATTGTTAATCACCGGATGGTATTCTTTATTATTTGGCGAAATAGTAAAATCGTCAAACTTCATAATCATTGGCAATAAATCTTTGCCATGGTCTTGTTTAATTTCATCTTTCTTCCATGGCTTAAGCAAAGTATTTTCGCAATCGTAACGATCCTTTTTGTTAATCACTTTAAAATAATCGGTGCCGACCCTAATATAAGGTATGTCGATTTTCATTAATTTAAACTGAATAAAACTCATGGCCGAGAATGAATCTCCTTTAAATTTTACCGCAGCAAAAAGCATAAATTTAGAAATTGTTGCACCTGGTCCAATCTTATAATTGTTTTTCTTTTTTACCTCAACTAAATTTTTAGCATTGAGTATAAAAGTAGGTTTGTTAAGTTCTTTTGAATCCAAGTTATCGGGATCAAGCATGCACACCTCAGTTTCACTTTTAATATTGCATTGTTTTATTCCATCAAATATCGATACAAATGAGCCAAAGAAATTAAAGTAATCCACCGCATTTAAAAGCGGGTTTGATTCAGGTTTTTTAAATTTTTCGCTCATAATTTATTTAAATAAGTAGGTTGTAAAATTCCTTTGTTAACCATTTCGGTAGCTGTTTTTTTATAAATTGATGCCTTTTGTGATAGGTAGGCATTACCATCAATCATTTGATGTATAAAGTTTATTGCATCGGTTTGATCACAATATCCGGCACCTACGTAACCACCGAGCAAAAAAGCCGCGGCCCTTAGCTGAGGATGTCCGTTATCAACTACAACTTGTATTTTCTTTGCAATAATACGCTCAATAGTTGATGTTTTATCATTAATAATATATTGTTTAGTCGGTGGTGGTATTACCTCAATATATTTAGTTTGCCAAGTTTGGGCATTAGTACGGTAAAGAATATTGGCATCGTAACTAATAAACATTGGCAAAATGCAATTTTTAGGGGCCGAATCAAAACCATTGTAACAATTAAGATGGCGTTCTATTCCCGCAAAGTAATGTTTAAATTCATCAACTGAATTGCAAACTGGTATCTTAACCAAGCATCTCACACCATGGCGCGAAGCAGAAAGCCACGCAGCTATTATAAATTTATACTCATTAAATAAATATTCTTTAAATTCTTTAGCCGTTTCAATTTCTAAGTGATCAAAGTCCAAAACTAATAACCCAGTCCAATTCTGAATATTGGCATATTTGCGCGGGCCTTGAACGTAAACACATGGAGTAAATGAATATAGCTTTGATTTCAATGCTTGCTTTGTTGCCATGTCTCCAATTTCTTCAGCTATTCGGATTTGCTCAAACACATTCCGGATATCTACCTTTGGTTTACGGATTGCGTTTATTAAATAGTCAAGTGTAACCGTTCCAAGCGGTGTTGACTGTTTAATGTCGGCAGCGTAGTAGTTGAAGATTATTGGTTGCATAGCAATTGGTAAAATTCATTAATAGCTTGCATTGCTGCATTGCTTCCTCCCTTGTCAGGATGGTATTTTTTAGCCATGGTTAAATAAACAAATTTAAGGTTATCAATTTTAACTGGTGCTGGATTTATGCTAAACCTTGATGCAATTTCTGTTTTTATTGCCTCATACAAATCATCTTTAACATCAAAGTTTTCTAAAGCATAAACCAAATAACTTGTTTCAATGTACTTAATTGACGTTCCTTTAAATTTTCCAAATGGGAATTTCATATTTTGCATAATTAAAAAAGCCTATCTAACTTTGTGTAGGGTTCGACTTCTACACTCCATTAAATAGGCCAATAAGTTTATGTTTCTTAAATGTCGAACCGAAACAACTCTGCAAATATACTAAATCTCAATCACTTTACCTAATCTCGATTTAACCCGAACATCATATTCCTCCAACCACGCTCGGCATTGAATAACCCTGGCAATTATTTCTTGTTCAATAGTCACATCGCGTTTTATTTTGTATGCAATCCAGCGTTCGTTTGGTGGCATATCGTCATAAATTACCTCGCCATCATAGTTGGCCTCCTCAGGCGTATTCATTAAGCCATGAAATACGATAAACTCTGGCTTATCCCATAGTGCCATGTAACCGCGCCCTTGCCATTCGTAGTCCTTATCAATTTCAGAAATTGCTTGATCTTGCAATGTTTTACGATTCCATGAAGCCTTAACATCGATAACCATGTGTTTGGTAGCCACATCGCAAGTTCCCACCATCCATTCGTTGTGCAATGTGATTTCGTTTTTTTCGGCCATGCCTAAACCAAGTTGTTCAGCCATAAAGTCGATTAAATCGATTTCAACCATATTGCCTTTAGTTATGTATTTTGAATGGATTTCTTCGCGCTCGTTGGCATACCATTCCTTTAAAAAGGTTTGGCAAGTAACCGATAAATCGCCTTTAGTTTTTGCGTTGCTCATTATCTTACCGATTTGGGAGCAGTGAATTTTAAATAGTTTATCCATTTGTTAATTGAGCCTCCACCTCAGCACTTACAACATACTTAGCCTTAATACTTTCAATCGTTGTGCTACCCGCAGCAAGTGCAGCCTTAGCCTTTTCAATACTTGCACCCTCTAACTTAGGTTTCGTTACTGGCTTAGTCGATACCCTAACAGCATCATGCACCTCGCCAAATGCTTTAACTTTCTCGGTTGTTAATGTGATACGTTTGTTAGTCCAATCCTCAATAAATGGGCTGCCTAATAGCTTTGCAATACGTTTTAAGTTGGTAGCGTTTGCCACCATTGGTTTAACTTCGATAAAGTGAACGATGCAGCACTCGGATTCTCCACCTTTGCCATCATGCACTTTTTCTTTATCAACTTTTGTGATGGTGACAGTCTTATCGCCATCGGTTAAATCCCAGCCACCGATGTAATTCGGGTTGCGTAATTTTTTAAAATGTGTTTTCGTTTCCATAGGTTAGTTTTATTAGTTGTGATTAAAATGGTAGATCATCAGGTTTGTTTGCATCATTAGTCGTTTGTGCTGGTGCTGAAGATGGGGTGTAACTCCCATCCTTAGTAACTTTCCACCCATCCAAAGTATTAAAATACTTAACCTCACCTTGTGGGCTGGTCCATTCTCTGCCACGTAGGTTGTAATCAACTGTGATTTCGTCACCTACATTGATGCCGTTAAGTTTGTCGCAGTTTTTATTACTGAATTGAAACTCCACAAAGTTAGGATATTGCGGGTTGCTATCGTCTTTAACAACGAACTGCCTTACTTTGAATTTGTCGCTCTTTACGACCTCAGCACCAACGATGTGGGCTGTACCTTTAAATTGATTGCTCATGTTTGTTTATTTATTAATTATGATTACTATCTTTATGTATTGTATCTACTTTCGGCACGTGCAAAAACTGTGAAAGCACCATTGAGAGAAAAGCATTGTTAGGAATGAAATCTTTACCCGGCAAATCCATTTCATTGAAACCCGCAGAAACAAGTGCATCACATTTCTTTAATATTGCAGCTGCATCTTCTTGGTAAAACGCTGCTGAGATTGCGCCATCAAACCAAAAGTAAAATGTTTCCGAATCCGATTCGTATTCAATACGTTGTTTCTGTTCATCGTTAAACCAAGTTGTAACGGTGTTAATTTGTTTTCTAATGTTAATTGTTTTCATAAGTTTTCCAGTTTAAAAGTGATTTATTGTCCTTTGTAAATTGCACCGCCTCAGCTTTGTTTGCAAACTGCTTAGCCTCGGTCGGATCGGTTGTTGTTTCAATGACGCCATTGCGTATTGATTTGAGGTGAATTGTATCGCCTCGGTGTGTTGTTGTTAGTGTTGTCATAGTTTAGTTTATGGTTTAAATTAACACCAACTACCAAGGCTAAACGCTCTCCGCAGAAGTTGCGCACTGTTCGCATGTTGGTAGTGGTGTTTTTCATTGGGACAAATGTAACTATAA